GACGACGGTAGACCTGTTCGCGCTGTCGCTCTCTGACCCGGCGCTCAATCGCCTGAAACTCCAACCACGCATCGTTTCCGTACTGATAGCTAATCAGCTGGCGCAACTCTTTCCGCTGCTGTTCGCACTGCTTCTGGGCGGCAAAGATGTCGATGGCGCTCTTTTGGTTGCCGCCGCCGAACAGCGTCTTGAACACGCCCGGAGGCTCGTTCGCTCTCTCCGCAGCGTAGGCGATGTCAGAGACAGCTTTGCCCCACTCGGAGAGCTGGGACGCCATGTCTTGGATTTCACGGCCCGCCGCAATGCCTTGTTTCAGCAGGCTGAAAGCCTTGCTGCCTACGCTAAGGGCAATGCCTATGCTGGCGGGGTCAAACATTACAGGCTCCAGAACGGTGGGCATGGGTAGAGCGGATGGACCGCCAGCGCCACGTCCGCACTATACCTGCAAATCTTGACAAATACCATGCTGCCGTCGATCCACAGGTGGGTGTAGGCCACCCAGATCAATGGCAGTGTCACTTCGCTAGGCTTCGCATCAGTTCGTCGATCTTCTTGTCAAGATTGTCCAGCCGAGAGATGACCCGGTTCATGTCGGTGTGCATGTCGGCCCGCGTGACGTAGTCACGGGCTACTTCTTCCCGCGTCCTGTTTAGCAGGATTTGCAGGCGCTTCACTTCCTCAACATGGTTTTTCAGCACCCAGCCGATCAGGCCGAGTGCTGCTGATAGACCGAGGCTCCAAAGCATCTCGGTCGTCATTTTACCACGGCGTCCCGGTCAGGGTGGCGGGTGCCTTCTGGGCGTCGATCTGGCTCTGCAGAGAGGCCTCCGTCTCGGCCTTGTCCACTGAACCCCAGACCCATCCCAGCACGTCGGCTTCGGTGAGGCTGGCATAGGGCTTGAAGCCCGGTGCGGTGGCGTCAGGAGTGAAGCCTGCGGTGCCGTAGGACGAGGCGCTGTGGTCCCCATCGACGGCAGAGGCAGTCCAGTGGGCGACCGTCACACCACCATCCGTGGCATTGCGGTCAAGCTGGGCGATGGCCCAAGTGATAGTGGCGGTCATTCGGCTTCTCCTTGTGCCAGCGAGGCGGTGAGCATGTTGACGAAGGCATCGCGGCCCACGCGCAGTTGGTCTAGATTGAACTGAGCGGAACCCATCTTGCGGTCCAGATCAGCGATGTGATTGATGAGCATCTTCTGCTCGTCCGTCAGCTGATCCTCAGTGTAGTCCACGTCATTGATCGTGATGGTTTGGGTTTGTTTCTGTGCCATCGTGATCCTCCTTTCAGGGGGTTAGGGGTTAAGAGATGCAGTAAACGGTGTAGGTGTTGGTAGAGGTCTTACGCACCCGGAACAATCCCGAGGCAGCAGCAGCGACGGTCATGCCACCAACCAGAGTAAGTCCAGTGGCTGTCCCAAGAGTAACTACACCAGCACCAGTATTGATGACCGAGAAGTCGAAGGACATATCCGTCGGGAAGGTGGCTGGAACGCCGCCCTCAATGTCTGTGCCTGTCGGCATGGTCAGCGTGGCCAGAGCGCCAGTATACTGGATGATACCCGTCAGCAGTTCTGCAATGGTGAGTGTTGCAGCAGCACTCTCCACACTCTGGGCTGGCTGGTTCTTGTAAACCACACCAGTGGTGACGGTAGCACCCGTGACATGGAGCGGGGTGATAGGGGAGGTGTTGCCAATCCCTACGTTGCCCGTAGTCGCGATCCTCATGCGTTCAGTGTTGGCTGTACTAAATATATGGGTACTGACAGCAATACCCGTGCCTCGAACAATTTGATACGCCTCCTCACCCGCACTAAAGGCATCGTTAGCGGTTCCGATAATAAAATTTCCGGATGTGTTTACACGAGTACGCCAACGGTTTTGATCTACCGCAGCAGAAGTGGTTTGCAAAATAACAGTCGGCTCTGCGGTTGCGATATGCAAAATTCGCTGCGGAGTAGTCGTCCCGATCCCCACGTTGCCCCCAGAGAGGATTCTCATACGCTCGGTGCCACCTTCTGCGAAGGCAATGGTATTCTCAGCCGGGAAGAACATACCCGTGTTCAGGTCACCAAAATTTGTGATCGACGGAGCAGCAGCAGAGCCGTCTCCAAAGGAGGCCACGCCGTTTACGGACAGGAGGGCGTCTGGCGCACTCGTCCCAATACCCACGTTGCCTGCAGAGGTGATCCTCATACGTTCGAGGTTGTTGGTGAAAAGCGCCATCAGGTGATCGCTCACAGCACGAATCTGCACCGCACTACCGCTGCCATTGGCTGCAAATTGCCCTTGAACAGTCCCGCTGTTGACGTTCACAAAGTTATAGGTTGCCAAGGTGGTGCTAATGTTACCAGCCACGTCTAAAGCACTGGCAGGAGAACTCACCCCAATCCCTACGTTGCCCGTAGAGGAGATCCTCATACGCTCAACCCCACTCGTCTCCACCGTCACGGTATCAGCCGCAGGGAAACGAATGGCGGTGTTGGTGTCGCCAGCGTGGATGATCTTGTCGGCAATGGTCACATCGCCAGTGGCCGTGATGGTTGTCCCGGTGATGGCTGCGGCAGACGATCCACCAATGACAGCGCCGTCCACAGTGCCGCCGTTGATGTCAGTCGTTGTCAGCACAGAAGAAGCCAGCGTGACTACACCCGTCGAGTCCGCAATGGAACCAGCAGAGGTGCCATCCTTAGCCTTGATGGTGGTAACTTCGATGTTGGTGGTGTCTACGGTCGTGGCGTTCGCCGTGGTAAAAGTGCCTGCGGCGGCGGACGTCCCACCGATCACGGTCCCGTCAATGGTGCCGCCCGTGATCTTCACCGAGCTCATGGCAAAGTCATTAGTGATGTTTGCGACGGCGGCACTGCCCCCGGCCCCATCCGAGTAGATAATCGCGCTGTCGCCCGTGGCGATGGTCACGTTCCCGCCGGAGCCCTGAGTAAACACGACGCTCTGGGCAGTGGTGTTCCGCACAAAGTAAATTTTCTGGGCATCGCTGGGCGCGATGGTGATCGTGTGGGTGCCGCTCGGGGAGCCCGCCAAAACCAGCAACTTGTACTGCCCGTCAGATAGCGCGCCGTCCGAAGTTGTCAGGGTCGAGGATGTTCCGCTCAGGGACAGCGCAATCGAGCCGTTGATGGCCCGGTCAAGGATGTTCATGTTGTCGTTGACAACATCCCCCCAGACACCGTCGAGTTCGCCATCGGCGGGGAGCTCGATTCCGAGATTACCTGTGTATGTGCTGGGCATTGTTCATCCTCACGCGGCGACTGGGGTCCAGACCGTAGGTGGCGCTGGCTCAAGGGTTGTCCATGAATTTATAACACCCGGATCGACGTCCGTCCATGACGAACCCGGAGAAGGCAAGACGTCAGACCAAGATGTAGGTGGCGCTGGATTCAGTGGGTCCCACGCGGTTCCGGGACCGGGGACAATCTGGCTCCAGACAAGAACGACGCCGACAGCCCCGGTGGCTGAGACACCAGTGACCTGAACGTCAGCGCCAGCCTCGGGGACCACAGTGCCCACGGCCACGGTGGCTGAGACCCCAGTGAGCTCTGCAATCGTCGGGATGATGATCACCACGTCGCCTACAGCGCCCGAGGCCTCAACGCCAGTGACTGCCACATCAGAGCCAGCCTGAGCGACGACATCACCCACAACAGCAGATGCAGAGACGCCAGTTGGCAAAATGAGGGCAGAGCCTGAGACGAAAACGTCGCCTGTCTCTCCGGTGGCTGATACCCCCGTCGGCTCGACAATCGCCCCTGCGGCCACTGTGACAGAACCTACAGCGCCAGATGCCTCAACGCCCGTGACCGGTACGTCAGCCCCAGCCCGCGCAATGACAGTTCCAACTGCCCCAGACGCAGAGACCCCGGTAGGTAGAACAAGGGCGGAGCCCGTGGCAACAACTGTGGCGACGTCCCCGGTGGCTGATACACCTGTGGGCTGGACAAGGGCGGTGCCAGTGACGGTGACAGTGCCAATTGCGCCAGTGGCAGACACGCCAGTGACGACGACGGGGATTGCCTCACCCCACGCCCCAGAGGACCACGTACCACGGCCCCAGCCTGTAAGGGTCGTGTTGGCCATGGCCGCCCCTTAGCTAATACGAATTATGGCATTCGTGGAGTCGGCTGCGGGAAACTGGATGGTGAAGGTGCCTGCAGTGGAGATTTTGTCTCCACCGAAGTCCAGAACCGCAACGGACGGGTTGGTGTAGGTATGCGCCGGAGTCGTGTTGTAGATCAACGCACCGCGGGCCGTGATGGTCGCCGAGGTGAACGACAGATCATCAAAGTCTGTGAACGCCGTGGTGCCAGACGTGGTCGGGCTGATGTTGGTCAGGGAGCCGCCACCGGCCGAGTAGCTGCCCGAGTTCGCCACCTCGTTCGAGGACGAGTAGGCAGTGGTAGCCGCACTGAGATCGGCCGAGCTCGTGTAGAGAGCCAGCTTGAACGTGTCGCCGCCGCTCGAGCGGAAGTCGTGGACGCCCTCGAGAAGCTCGTCCTTGAACGAAGTGCACATTGCTTGCGAAATGGCCAAAGTAGCCTCCTATAGCTTTTGAATGGCCGCAGCCAGTTGTGGGTGCCCAGCCTCTACGAGCGCATTATACACGGTAAGGCGGTCGTTGGTAACTGCCTCTTTCATGTAGGCCGTCACGACAGTGAGCAGGGCGCTTCGGTAGGCCAAGGCCTGATCCCTGATCCCCTGCGGCGCAGAGTCAGACACGCTGATGAGCTTGTTCACGCAACGGAGCGCGACCTCCTCGGGCGTCTGGCCCCGGTTGCTGGTCGTCGTTACGGTCACGATGGGCGTGGAAGGCAGGTTCATGGAGGCTGAGAACATTACTCTTTGGACCTCACAACCCTGCCGACGCGATACTCGTCGGTCGTCTGCTTGGCTTCGCCCAGCATCTTCAGGCCGATCAACGACTCTTGGAAGCGCTTGTCGTAGGCCGCCATCAGGTCCGGATCGCCCTTCAAGAAGATATAGGCCTCGATCATCGCGCCGTAGAACAGGGTCAGCTCAGCGTTGATGCTCAGCCACGTGGTTCCGCTATCCGAACCGGCCGTGAGGCTGGCCGGGCGGTAGAAATAGTGAAGCTCCATAATGTAGTCATCATTGGGGGTAGGAGCCAGAAGGAAGTTCTCGTTGTCGAACTGTGCGTAGTAGCGCGGCTGTCCTGTGGTCGTCGAGTCAGGGTTATACTCCTGAAGGAAGCTTACATCCTTAAACTCCGCGAAGGCCTTGTCGTTGTTGTCGCCCCGGTACGAGAGCGAAAAGGGAGCAAGGAAGTCGCTGGGGGCAGCCAGAAACTGATTGCCAATGGTAGCGTTGGCCGTGGCGTTTTTGCGGAACAGGTTCAGCTGCACACTCTTCAGAATCCGTTCTTCCGACAGGCGGATGAACAGGGGAAGGTTGTTCACGAAGGTGGTCTCTGTGGTCTCGAGATAGTCCTGCAGAGCCTGCTTCAGCTGGCCGTATGTAAAGCTCATGTGATCTCCACCGTGACAAAGCCGAGGCTGACGACCATGGGATACACAGGCGCAACCGGCGGGAATACGGTATTTCCAACGGGGACGTAGACGTGCCCAGCCTCAGGGTCCGGGCGCGGATTGCGCAGCGCCTGCGGATCAGGGTAGGCCTTTGGCGGGAAAAGCTGCGGGTGCTTCGGGTCAAACTCGTCCGGGCCCACAAGCAGCCCGGTCCACTCCTTGCGCATGTCGCGCAGGCGGAACCGAACGCCGGAGCGATCCGAAATTCCCCAAGCCTTTTTACCGCTGGCAAACGACATCAGAACCTCAAGTATGCTACGTCGGGCTGCAGCTTCAGCGGGACGCGATCTTCGTCTTCCTCGGACGCGCGGGCGAACTCTTCGTCGTAGATCGCCTTGAGCATGGCCATCCGCTCCGGGGCCCGCTTCATGGCAAGATAATAGGACAGGCCCGCAACCATGCAGGGGTAGAAGCGCCACGGCATGTCCGTGGTGTTCTGCATCGTCCCTGCGTCCTGAATGCGCCGCACGTAGTAATAAACCAGCTGGTCTGTCGAGTTCTCAGGAACCTGCCACAAGTTGATGACCGGGGAAATCTTCCGGTCGTAGTAGAACTGCGACGGGCGACCCTGTGCGGTCTTGTTGGGCAGCAAGAAGTAGTCGCCGCGGCTGATCCGTTCGACCTCGTAGTCCGTACCTGAACGACGAAGGACCATCTCCAAGATGTCCGCGTGGTCTGCGCCGACCGTATAGGTCGCCGTGCCCTGTGTGACGGTGATCGTCGCTTGGGCCACGGTCCACAGGTTGAGGCCGCGGTTGGCCCACTCCGCGAACATGAGGTTCAGGGACCTCCGGGCCGTGCGCGCGTCGTAGCCCGTGCGGACCTCAAGCCCGCAGCGCTCATACGACTCTTCGATCAGCTCTCCAACGTCTAGGTTGAACGTCGCGGTTCCGGAGGTTGTCATGGCTTACTTCGAGCCTTTCTTGGTACCCTTCTTGGCACCGGAGGGTTTCATACCCATGGCCATGGCTTTGCGCGGGCTGATCATGTCGGCCGAGCAGCCTTTACCGCCCTTTTTACCGTAGCTCATCACTTCTTCCCCTTTGCTGTTTTGGCGGACTGCCGGAAGGCCTTCGCGGTAGGTGCGCCCTTGGTTCCCGGTTTCCGCATCTTCTCGTCAGAACCTGCGGCGATGCGCTTCCGCTTGGCGTTGATGTTAGCATACAAGCCGGGATTTGCCATCGTCTTCCCTCCGGGGTTCTCTATCTGTTTGGACACACTCGAGCGGTTCATGTCAACAATTCCATGCGCGAAGTGACAGGGCCTTGCGGGTGGGTTTGCCCTTCTCGTTCTTCATTGGACCGGGCATACCGCCCATACGGGCACAGAAACTCTTGCGCCGCGCGGCGTCTTTCTTGGTCTTCGGGTTCGGAGCCGGGGGCTTCAGGTTCATACCTTGGGTTTTCGCCGAAGCTCGGCCCTTGGCGTTCAAGCCCCCAGCGGGGTTCTTCCCTTCTTTACGGGTCCACGCTGGGGTCTTTGCCATTGCATCGTCACCCGTAGTAGACGTTGATGGAGTCCAGATTCTCCGCGTAGACGTACACGCCAATCCGAGCGAGGAAACCCTCGCCGGGAAGGTTGAATCCATTGAAGAAGATGTCCGTGGCGGAAGTGTGATAGGTGGCAAGCCAACGGGCGTTATACCCATTCTGTTTGTTGGACACATAACGGCAGACGGTGCTGGTGGCGATAGTCCCGCTGTTGATGTCGGTTAGCGTGAAGGTGTCATTACCCGTTACGGTGATGACGTAGCTCCCGGGAGTCGCGATGACCCCGGAAGCTTCTTCAAAGGAGATGCCCACAACGTCGCCTGTTCTCAGGCCGTGCCCAACGCTGGTCACTGTCACTACGGCCGCGGCCCGGCCATAAGTGGCAGCGGTGGGCGCGACAGTGGTGTCCCAGAACTCCAGCATCCCCGCAGAGCTGGTTCCAACGACGTCGAAAGCCTTGATGCGGGTTCTCGCCTTACGGATAAAGCCGCTGCTGTGGAGGTGTCCGGAAAGGATATCTGACGCGCCCATGTTATACTGCTCCTATTAGGCGTCGTAGCCGAAGATTTCGATCAGCAGACGACCCGCGGTGTAGATTGCGTTAGCGGTGCCCTGACCAACGAGGTAGAGGTACTGGTTGGCAGCGATGTCGGTGCCATAGACAGCCGAGCCAAGCGCCAAGGTTCCGGAGTTGATGATCTGAGTCTCAGTCAGCGCGCTAATAGCGCTGTCTTCGGTGCCCGTTCCTTCGGTGGCCGAGTACAGGTCGATGTCAGTGTCGCCGCCAGCTGGGAGCTCATAGCAGGTCATACGAACACCGAAGACCGTGCCATTGTTTTCTGCCGTGATTCGGGCAATAAAAGAGGGTGTCGCCGACCCATTGGTTCCAATGATGTCACCAGCCGTACCGCCAGAGTTTAGGCCGGTAAGGTCGATCATGATCGAGGTGGTTACGATGCCGTTGTTGCGGGCAACGGAGGTTTCGTAGACCGTACCCGTACCAGCAGTGATGCCAGCGCCTGCGGGGTTTGCGATGCCGAAGCCGAACGAGCCGGTGAGGGTTTCAGCGCCAGTGGTGGGGTTGACGGAGATGGTCTGGAAGCCGTTTTGCGAACGGACGGGACCCGAGAAGTTTGTATTAGCCACGGAGTTTCTCCTTTAGCGGGGTGTAGCGAAGCGCAATTTTTCTGGCGGAGCTTGTATCCGTCCCTACAGCACGACCGCGCGCCGCATAGGTCATGTGTGGATTGTCGACTATATAGAGGATTTTTGCAAGCCTATCCGGGTCCGACAAAACCCGTCTCAGCTGCCCCTCACACAGCGCCTTGCGGTACTCAGGGGTAACGTGTGAAACGTTCCCCTTTTTGGACCCGCTAATGCGTTTCTTGGTCTCGTCGGAGTGGTTTTTACCACGCATGGGGACATGCGCTGTTTTGGAAACGTTGTAGTAGACAGGCGTTTCATCGAACACCGCGTCTCCAGTCAGGAAGGCTTCTTCCAAAGCGTCGAGCTCGGACGGGTCCTCACAGACAACCTCAAAACTATGGCTAAAAGCATGCGCCCCATACTTTAAAAAAGCGTTCTGTAGATGCGGGTTGGGGTGCACACCTCGACGCAGGAGGTTTAAATGGTCCGCGATACGCTTCTTCATGCGCGCAGATTGGCCCACATAGCCCTTGCCTGTGGTGTTGTTCCGTATCACGTAGATACCGGCCTGATCTCTGCTGTATGGCATACTCAACACTCCTTCGGGTCCAAAATGACACAGACTTAATGTAAACGCAAACTAAAAGGGCGAGGTTTCCCCCGCCCTTTAAAACTTGGTGCTCGATCAGATCAAGCGCCAGTGGTTCCGAACACGCAACGCGGATCAGAAAATCCGAAGCTGTAACGTTCACGGCTCTTGTAGCGCATGTTGCCGGTGTCGAAGTCAGCTTCCATGCCAGTGCTCAGCGCGGTGCGCTGGAAGTGGATGAAGCCGCGCGGTGCGTCCGTCTTGATGAAGTAGGCGTCCGGGTCGGTTAGGAAGTCGTTGACCACATAACCTTCCGGCAGCATGCCCATCGAGCGGATGGCGTTCACGTCGTTGTCGGCGGTGCCGACGCGGAGGTTCGACACCATCAGGCGTTCTGCAACGAACTGCAGCTGGCGAGGAATCACCAACTTCGTGCCGCGCAGAGCGACCTTCAGACCGCGTTCGTCAACGAAGCCAGCGATGCTGATCAGAGCGTCCTCGAGCGAGGTTTCGTTCAGGTCGGCGTCGGTGGTCGGCTTGTTGGCGAAGGTCGAGCCGTTGACCAGCGGGTGGTTGGTGGCGCAGAGAGCCACGCCGTCGCCGCCAGCCGTCGCACCGCCAGTGAAGGCGCTGTTCAGGATCGAGGCGGCTTTCACCTGCTTGGTGTGAGCCATCGAACGGGCGAGGGCACGGGTGTAACGGCTGCCGAGGCGGTCGTACAGGTTGTCCTCGATGGCTTCCTCGGTGATCGAGAAGGCCAGTGCGATGGTCTCGTGGTTGTACCGAGCGGTGTAGGCTTCCTGTGCATCGTCATACGAGATGCCCGAGCCTTCCGATTTGGTCGGTGCTGCTCCAAAACCGGACAGCATAACCTCTTCCTCGAATGCACGATCCGAGGACTCGGTGGTGAAGATTTCAGCATGCTGGTTTTCATACCGAGCATACTCCATGCCGAACAGAGCATTGAGACCGGGCTCAAGCTCTTTCGCAAGTTGTGCGCGCGAAATTGCCATTGGTCAGGTCTCCTTATGCCACCGTGCCTTCAGAATCAGCCTGAAGGAGTGCATGGTTGTTGAACATCACGATCATCTGGATGCCTGCAGCCGCGAAGTCTTGGCTGGTCGGATCATCGTAGATGCCGAGAATCTTGAGCGGAAGCGACGCGTTCGAAGCATCGAGCGTGGCGACATCCATGGCTGCCGACGATTGACCCGTGGTGGTCGAGCCCGAAGTGCCCGAGTCGAACTGGGTGTTCTCGAAGATCGCCGCACGAGCCGTGGCCCGGTTGGTGAACGACGCGTCGGTGGCAATCGTAAACCGCTGGGTCGGGTTGTCATAGACATACCCAACGATGTCGAAGTTGGTGTTCGCGCCGGAACCGGGCCAGTAGTTCGACCAAGTTTTCTTTCCAGTCACGGACGAGACATACTCGCAGCCTGCGAATACGCCGAGGTGTTTGTAGGTGTCGCCGGAGGCCGAGCCAGTGATGGCGATATCGCCGCCATTGACCGCGATGACCGGGGAACCGTTGTAGATCGCAGAAGCGCCCGAAGCGATAAAGTACGCGTTCGTACCTTGGCTGTTGGGAGCGCCACCCGCGAGGTTGATCGGGCGAAGCCCGAACGCACCAGAAGAGTTAGGCATAGACGTTGCTCCTTATCAGTCGGACGATTTTCGTCCGCCAAAAGATACCCTGCTCTGCCGCTGTTGGTTAATCGGCATCGAAGGGTGTTGCTCTTTCATCAAGTCCTGATCCACAGCAGCCATCTGTTCGCGGGTCCGGTTCCCGTAAAATTCGGTTCTTTCGTGGGCTGTCTCGACAGGGACGCGAGTCAGAATCAAACCGCCGTTCCCAATGACTCCGGCATGTTTGCCGTCTTCAATGGTGGGCGCTTGGTAGTCCGGGTGCTCTTCCGCGCGAACGGGCTCATAGCCCTGACGCAGACGGTTGAACACATTGCCCTTGTCTTCCTCTCCCCGGATGGACGCGCGCACCCAGCGGTGCTTGTATCCTTCAGCGGGGGCGGGGGCGTCAAGGACACTCGGAGGAGCCCAAGGCTTACGGCGAGACTCAGTCGCGCGGGTATCAGCAGTGCGTGGTGTGCGGTCCATTCTCTCAATCCTTCACGTACTTGGCGTATTCTTCCAGCGGAACGTTCAGCCGTTTCGCGATAGCGACCTGAGAAGGGGTCAACCTCACTGTTCGGCGCTCCTGTGTCGTGCTGCGGGATGCGGAGTTGCCAGCAGGTGCGACCTGACTTCCTCCACCCGGTTTTCTGGCCGCGAACTTCTGCGGAAATTCCGAACGAAGCCTGCGGTCGATCTCAGTATAGTACTCATTCGAGCTCGGGTCAAAGCCTTCGTCCTCGACGAGCGTCTGGTGGATGGCGATTGCCGCAGTCGTCATGATGCGGTCTTCGCCAAACCACTTGTTTTTCTCAGCCCAGCCCTGTGCTTTGGGGTCGGGCTTGACCTGAGGGGCCGCTTGCTGCGTCTGAACAGGGGTCTCCCGTTCGACCCGCTGCGCGTTGGCCGACGCCTCAGACCGCTGCTTGGCAGTGGCGTAGCGCTGCTTCTCCAAGACGATCTTGGAAAGGTCCTCCTGCGCCGCAAGCATTGCGTCAGAGTCGCCGGATTCATAGGCCACGCGGTACGCGCCCTTGACCAGATGCTCTTGGTGCTCCAGTCGAGCGCCGTACTCCGACAGATAACCAGTGTCGAGCGCCTGAACGCGGCTCTTGAGCTGCTGGTTTTCCTCCAGAAGCTTCTGGGCTACGCGAGTGGCCTCCTCCCGGTCCCGCTGCTCTTTGCGGTACTTCTCGGTAATCCGACTGATCCGGGTCTGGACCTTGGTGCTGTACGACGAAAGCTCATCATCGTCATCAGCCGATGACTGAGTGGTCTGGCCTTCCGCAGGGGCATCGGTCTCAACGATGATCTCGGTGCCGAGGTCCTCTTCGTTCTCTGTGCTCATGTCATTCCTCACACATGTTGTACGTCGTCAGGCTCAAGGATGGTTGCGATGATCTCATCGTCATTGATGATGCGAACCTCGCCTCCGTCGATCTTGAACCGCGAACCGGCATATCGGCCGATGCAGACCCACTGGCCTTCTTGGCACCATGGGGTCGCGTTGTCGCCAAACTTGTTGGGGTCCTTGTAGGCCAGAGGCCCCAAGCGCATGACGTAGGCCACGACCGTGGCAAGCGCTTCGCGTTCGCGCACCTGATCAGGCAGGATCAGGCCTCCGTCAGTCTTGGCCTTGCCCTTGTACGGCATGACCAAAATCCTCCAACCTGTCGGCTGGGGCAGGCGGTCTACCAAGGGCTTTTCGATGAGCTCGGGGTCGAGGACGCGTTCCTCGGGTTTGACGTAGGCGGACTGAGCAGATACGGGCTCACTGTCCGCCTTGGTCTTGTTAATGCGTTCCACTAAGTGGTCAGGAAGATAAAGCTTCGAAGGCATCTTCTGTCGTTCTCTCCAGCAGGGCTCGAAGTTCTTCTCTGGCAAAAGCGAGGCCCCGTATCTCGCCAACCATGCTCTGGTACTGCTCCCAGTTCGCGGGAGAGCCCGTCGCGACCATCTCGACGATGTCGTTTTCGCGCTCCCGTAAGGACTTATACAGCGCTTTCGACAAGCTAACAACATCCATGCAAGAACCTCCCCATAAGTTTTTTGTTCATCGCATGAAAGTGCCTGACTGTCACCTCAGAAAACGCCGAGGAAACGCTGCGGACGAGCGGCGTCGCTGAAGCGGCTGTTGACCATTCCGCCTTGGGCGTAGCGTTTCTTGCCCGCTTTCGACAAGGCGATGGCCACTGCCTGCTTCTGCGGACGGCCTTCTTTGACCAACATGCTGATGTTCGACGACACCGTCTTTTGCGATTTCCCGGACTTTAGCGGCATCAGAAGGCCCTCTGTTTTGCTGCGGACGACTGTCGTTGGACCTCGATCCGTTCACGATTGACCTCGTTGCGCTCGTCCGCGATCTGCTCCTGCAGCTCAAGACGGGCGGCGTCGGTGGTGGCGCGCTGCTTCTGATTGGCGGCGTCCAGCAAAAGCTGCGCCTTCTCCATCTCGGTCTTGCGCTCTTCGGTCTTGCCCTTCAACTCGAGTTCCCG